TTATATTTTCTTAACTTTATGTGTCTATTGTATAACTTGTATAACAATAAGTATAATATATTATTGTTATAGATTTTTTAATTTATATAAGTTTTATTTATATTATTATATTGATTAGGAGATAATATTATGAGTAAAATAAATATAGCATACTGTATACTAGGCTTAATTGCTTTTTCATCAATAACTATACAAATATCATCTATAAACTTTTATTTATAGATATTTACCTTTCTTTTATGGGTAAGCATTTATATAAGTGAAGGTATAATGTATTTATAAGATAGAGTCTGTGACTAACAGATTAAGCCCATTACTTCAGAGCGGCAACTCATAAAGTAATGATATGTTCAACATGAGAAACTAGCCAATAGAGAACATTGCTATATATACATATCCTATCACTTATATATCCATATCCTATCACTTATATATCCATATTCTATCACTTGTATAACAATAAGTATAATATATTATTCTTATAGATTTTTTAATTTATATAAGTTTTCTTTATTGAACTTAAGAACTAAACGAATAAGTCTCATATGAGCTAAGTACTCCATCTTATTTTTTTTCATAGCATAATCAAGTTGTATTCTTGTAAGATCTAAAGCTAAAGCAATTTTGCTAATAGATTTATATTGTGGTTTTATTATTTCAACTAGCTCTTCTATTTTCATGTTTTTATATCTCATATTTTTTCCTTTTGTTAATTAATTGATTATATTTTAAAATTTGGCTTAACTACCATTAAATTTGTTGTTATTGTTCGTATCAAATACAATATTACACATTGAATGATATGTTTCATTAGACATATTACAGCCTTTATTAATCCAATGAATGACTCTTGAAATACTATTCTTAATATTCTCTTTCTCCCAACTGCATGGGATAAGTGTTAGCCCTTTTTCATCAATATAGTCAAATATATCTGTTGTTAGTAATTTGGCGTGCATGGTAGGAAGTGTATTAGAATACTTATTATATTCATTTGTTATAAATTCTATACTACACTTTGCTATTTCAAAATCAAAAGTCTCAGGGTCTTTTTTTAATTGTTGTATTTTTATGCTATCTTTATTTTCGTATGTTGTTGAGTTATATGTCTCATACATAAAAGCATATCCGTTTTTTTTAATTGTCTTGGCAATATAATAACCTGAAAAATCTAAATCTTTTGGTAGTATATTTCTTATTAAAATATCGTATACTGCACCTCCAACTAGTTTGAAATCAGTTTCACTCTCAATTAACTTTAACAAAATATCAGCTTTATGATGTTTTTTAATTTCTTTTAGTATTTTTTTGTGCATTAATAAGTCTTTAATATAGGTATTTAAAAAATTTACTACATTAATTATGTATTTATGATGTTTATCATTTTCTAATGCAAATATTGCTACTTTATTACCGATATATTCAATCACTAATTCATGCTCTGTATTATCAACATACAAAAAATCAAAATCGTATTTATCAATATTTAAATTCACCCACTCATAAGAATTTTTGAACAGCTCTTCTATTTCCATGTTTTTATATCTCATATTTTTTCCTTTTGTTTATTTACTTGATTATTGTATACAATTAATTTAACAAAGTAAATAAATTGTTTAATAATTTTATTAATAATTTTATGAAAAAAAGCTTTACTTATGAATTTTTATTGAGTATTCTTACACCATAAAGTTAGCGAATGATGCTAGCTTTTAAAAGATATTTAAAAAATAATTCAAATTTGCAAGGTAAGACTGAGATGTTCCTATGATACATAATTCGGGGCGTATCACATTAAAGTTTGAAGTAGCAGACTAATTATATTAGATAATAGCTTTATTTTAATAGTTATTACTTAATGTAGTTAATTAACCAAAGGAGAATAATTATGAAATGCGATTTAGATTTAAGTGAAGCTTATGTAGATGAGCTTGACAATATAAAAGTATCTAGTTTAGATGATGAGCAGATGAAAACATTCTTGTTTGATTGCTTCTGTGATAATGACACAATTGCAGAGATTTGGGAATCGATACAAGAAAATTACTTTAGTAGTAGTCCTTATGATGTTTGGAAGTGCATTGACTTTGATAGCCAATGGTTTGATAAAAGATATTGGGATGGTAACTACCCTGAAGTTCATATTTATATAAATGACAGTATCACATTAGAGGTTAATGTAAACATCTTCTTTGATGTTGATTGGAATGCTAACAAAGATGATTACGATGCTTATTGTTATCACGACTATAAAGCATCAGTGATACATATTGAAAATATTACAATAGTTTAAAATAATTAAATAATGGAGAAATAAAAATGGAAGAATGTAAATGTATTAAATGTAATAACCAGATTAATATAAAAGTTGGTAATAGATATACAGTACTAAAAAGGTTAATTACTTCTGATAGTAGTTATTTTGGAGATGTTTTAACTGTAATATGTGTAGATTACCCTTATGTGATAGCTGGAAGAGTTTCTAAAAACAAAAAGGGAGTTGATAAAATCGGTATTGACTTGCGTGATGTAGTTTTAAAACCTTTGACTGATGAATATGTCAATGCTTATTATTATAATTATGAAGCTTATTGTGAGCATGATTATGCACCGTCAGAGATAGAAATTAAAAATATTACAAAAAGTTAAGAAAGTTAAACAACAAACAACAAAAAGGAGAAATAAAATGAAAGATTATGAAATTGTTAAATTCAAAGGTAAGTTTGAAGTACGACATATTTATGGCAAAAATGTTTACTGTAAAACTTTTAGGACAAAAATCATGGCTAATATACATTTGTTTTTTAAAAATTTGGAGTGTTAAATTGTGAAATTTTACGATATTAGACAAAATACTGATGAGTGGTTTGATCTAAGATCTGGAATAATTACAGGGTCCAAGATTGGTTGCATCATGGCACATATCGGAAAATCATTTGGAGAAGTTGCTAAAAAATACGCTATTAATTTAGCTATAGAGCAAATAACAGGAAATAAAATAGAATCAGATTATACTAATAGCCACATGGCTCGAGGACATGGGCAAGAACCTTTAGCAATAGCATTATATGAAGAATATAACTTTTGCGAAGTCAAAAAAGGTGGGTTTTTCTCTGATGGTGTATTAGGTTGCTCACCCGATGGATTGGTAGAAGATGATGGAATTATAGAAGTAAAATCTGTTATACCTACTGTACACTTTGCAAATATAAAAAGACAGGGGGTTGATCCAGCTTATAAGTGGCAGGTTTACTTTAACTTATATGCTTCTAATAGAAAATGGATTGATTATATAAGTTACTGTGATAACTACGCTACCAATAAAAAAATATTCATTCATCGCCTTTATAAAGAAGATTTGAAAAACGAATTTGAAGAAATGAAAGAAAGGATAAACGGTTTTATTGTTTATGTTGAAAATCAAAAAGAAATTATATTAAATAGCAATATGGATAATTATTAATGAAAGGAGAAAATAAGATGTCAAAAACACATTACAGAAAAGTTTTTAAAAGTGATCATTTGGGCTGTGCAGATTTAGAGGATTTTATTGAGCAAAGTAGTGATTTAATCTTTACTATTAAGCAAGTAAGACAAGAATTTGGGGCAAAGGTTGCGGGGAAAAAAATAGATGCAAATATTGCTTATTTTAGCGAAAATATTAAACCTTTAGTTTTGAACGCTACCAACTCAAAAACTCTTAAACAATTATCGGGAAGCTCTTTTGTTGATGACTGGTGTAATTTAACAATACAGTTATATATTGATGAATCAGCAAGTCTGATGGGGACTCGTGTTGGTGGTGTAAGAATAAGCCCTAAAATTATTCAAAAGAAAAAGATTGAAATAGTACCTGAAAATGAAGAATTGTGGAATAGAGCAATCACAGCATACAAAAAATCTAAAAGTTTTGATGTTATAGAGAAGCACGCGATTATTACAAACGAGAATAAACAAATAATAAAAGAGTTATGTGATGAGTAATTTTTTAAAGAGTTTATTTATAAAAATATGGGAATAAATTTAAAGGGCTACTCATCGCCTAATAAATAGTGTGAGTAGCAAAGTTTATTTAATTGTAAACAAAAGGTTTACTTTTTGCAATATAATGGAATTAAAAAATGAATACTGAAAATAAAAGTTTTACTGAAAAAGAAATTAAAGATTTATGGCAAACTCCTGTAGATATTTTTGAAACATTGAATGAAGAATTTAAATTTAACTGTGATGTCGCTTCAAGTGAAAAAAATAACCTTTGTAGCAAATATATTGATGAGGAAAAAGATGCTTTAAAGTGTGATTGGGGTACTTCTAATTGGTGTAACCCGCCATACTCTAATATCAATCCGTGGGTAGATAAAGCAATATTAGAGCATGAAAAAGGCAATAATACAGTTATGTTAGTTCCTTCTGATACATCGGTTCAATGGTTTAAAAAGGCTTTTGATAACTGTAGTGAAGTTAGATTTATTAGTGGAAGAATTTCATTTATAAACTGTGAAACTGGTAAGCCCGTTAATGGAAATAATAAAGGTTCTGTTTTGTTTATTTGGAGCAATAAATTTGATAAAGTAAGTTTGATAAACAGAAGTGATCTATATAAACTAAGATAATGAAATTGCTAATCTAAAATATATAAAACTTGAAATAAATTAACAATCAAATAATATATATATATTAATTAAATATTTGTATAAAAGATGATTAAAATTGAAAAATCTAATATATATGATAATAAAACATTGAAAAAAAAAATAATATCTAAATTTTATATAGAATTGTTTTTTTTGTTGCTTAAATTGTGTAATATAATAAATATAGTAAGAAAAATAATGAAAAATAATATGAATAGAAATATGATGCTTTCCAGTATTGGGACAATTGTGATGTTGTGGGCTTGTTTTGCAATATATGATTATGATAAATATACAATTTTAGAGGTGATAGTTGCAATTGCTTTTGATCCATTAATAATAGTGTTATCAGTAATATCTATAATTAAAGAAAAATATTATAAAAAAGTTAAAAATTATTTATTAGTTTCTACTTTTACTTTAGGGTTCTATAGTTTATTTTGGGGATTTGTAAGCTTATCATCAAGAACAGAATATAATGACTTAATATTTTCTTCAAGTGAGTTTATTTCTTTCTTTGCTTTCTTCACGGGAATATTTCTTTGTTGGGGAACTTTCAAATTAAAACACGAGATAAAATAATGTATCAATCTGCTTTAGATTTGTTTTGTGTCTCTCTGATAATCTTATTTTGTTTCTGGATATCATCTTGCGGAATGTTGCCTAATGCAACAAACCCAACATTAGAATTTTCAAAAGGAGATAAAATAGATGGTGGTGGTCAAGGAACTCAAGGGGTAGGTGAAGCAAAAGTAGATTTAAATTTAAGTGATAATAATTCAAAAAAATATGAGAGATCAACACTAAAAAATAAAGACACTTCTAATCAACTCAAAGCAAGCCAAGACAAGACAATTTTTTCAATTGGTGGTGAGCATACAGATTTAAGCAAAAAAACGCTTAAAACAGATACTAGAAGCAATACAGCAGATGATTATGTAACAGGTAACCAAAATAATAATGTTTTCAATGTTGGAATTAATAGATTTGATTTATTATTAATGATGTTATTTTCTTTTTTAATTCCTTCTCCTTTAAGCCCAATTTATAGAGCTGTAAAGAGAAAAATTTTAAGTTATATAGATGTTAGAAAAAGCAATAATTAAGATCGTTATAATTCTTGCTGGGATTGGTTTACTCGTATATCTAGTTTTTGCCATGGCAGAATTATCGGCACAGAATAAACAATTAATTAATGTAATGGCAAAGATGCAACAATCGTGGCTCAACAGCAATGAAAGCACAATATCAAATCTTAAAGACACAGACAAGATAAAAGATATTTACTCAAAAAATTTTTATAAAGTTTTAGAAATGATAAAAAAAGATAATGGTATATTAGAAGAAGATACACCAGAAAAAATGAAACCTTTTTTAATTGTTCCACCAGAAGGAGTAAATGTATATGATTAAGATATTAGTTTTGATATTGTTATCAATATGTATCTCATCATGCGGATTATTTGATACTTTTTACGTATCGCCAAAATCAACTCCTTATTTAACGCAACAAGTTAAACCAGCATACCGTAATACCAATACTATAGGCGATGTGTATTTAAGTTTCTTAAGTACATCAGAGGCACTTGATATATGTAATTCAAAATTGCTCAGCATTAGAGAATTACAAAATAAAAATCAAGATATGTAATTTATATCATTTACAAAAATCTCTTTACTTATTAGATAGCGTACGATATAATAATATTACAAAGTTAAGAAATTAAATAAAAAGGACAAACAAATTGAAAATACTAAATTGGATAACTAAAGAAATAATATATGAAAAAATAGATATTAATGACATTAAAAAATTAGTAAAAGAAGCTGTTAAGAATAGCGTTGATTTTCGTAGTGCTGACCTGAGAGGTGCTGACTTGAGCGGTGCTGATTTTCGTGGTGCTGATTTCCGTAGTGCTAACTTACTTAATGCTGACTTGAGCTGTGCTGACTTAAGCGGTGCTAACTTGGGCGGTGCTAGCTTACTTAATGCTGACTTGAGCGGTGCTGACTTGAGTTGTGCTGATTTTCGCTGTGCTGACTTACTTAATGCTGACTTGAGCGGTGCTAACTTGGGCGGTGCTTATTTTAGTAGTGCTAAATTACGCTGTGCTGACTTACTTAATGCTGACTTGAGCGGTGCTGATTTTCATGGTGTTGATTTTCGTAGTGCTGACCTGAGAGGTGCTGACTTGAGCGGTGCTGATTTTCGTAATACTGATTTGCGTGAGGCTAATTTTCGTTATTCTAAATTAATTGATACTGTGTTTAGTGCTGACTTGGGCGGTGCTGACTTGAGTTGTGCCAAGGTATTTAACAAAAAGGACAAGCAAAATGAGAGTATTTAAAGATTATAAAGATTTTTTAGAAAATAAAAAAATTGGAGAAAATGGAGTTACTCAAGATTTTCTAAATAAATTTTATGGTGGAAATATTAATAAAGCTCAAGCAGATAATAAAAATAATAAAAATTGCTTTAACTGCGAATACTGCAATTGCTTTAACTGCGATTACTGCGATTACTGCGATTACTGCGATAACTGTAATAGATTATATGCAAAATTTAATCACTCAAATATTAAGGAAAAAGATAATGAATAATGAAGCTATAAATATGATTCTTATGAAAGAAGAAATGAAAAGTAAAACTACGGCTTGGGTACTAGCTTATTTTTTTGGAATGTTCGGAGGTCATTGTTTCTACATTGGAAGAAAAAAACTAGCATGGGCTATATTACTAACTTTTTGTAGTTTTATTTTATCGCCAATAGGTATAATATTATTTTTGTATAGTTTATTTCAAGTTAATTCAGAAATAAGCATGCACAATAGAAGAGTTTTAATGAAATACAAAAATAAGGATTAATATGTTAACAACTATTTTTTTAGCATTTGCTATAAGCAATCAAACTTTAAGCTGTGTTGAACCTTGCTACGCAGTTGCGACTGGACAAACAGTGGAAGAAGTGAAAAAAGATTTGAAATTAATTAAAGTTCATGATCAAATGATGGATAATGATGTTGCTTATTTAATCGTTGAAAGAAAATACAAAAAAGATGATAAAAATGTTTAGTACTCTTACTTGGGTCGCATTATCAGTATCTAATTTTTTTAATTTTTACGATAACAAAGATTATTACTTTGATAAAGAAAAGCCTAACTATCAGGCACAAGTTGAGCGACAATATAAATTAGAGCATAAAAAAAGCCCACAAAGTGAGCCATTAAAAAAAGATAATAAAGTGATGGTTGTCGCCTATAAATAGTGCAACCATCAAAGTTATTTAGATTATTATTGAGCTTTGAAAGCTTCAGTAAGGATGTTACCAACCTTAACTAAGTTAGCGTTAGTTTCAGCCTTATCAGCAGCATGGGCAGCTTCAATTTCTACATCTTTAGCAGCTCTTGCAGTTTGCTCAGCAGATACAGCAGCAACTCTTGCAGTTTGCTCAGCAGCAATAGCAGAATCAAGCTCAGATTTTTCTAAATCATGTTTAGCTTCTAAAGCAACTAAAGCAGCTTGTCTTGCAGCAACTTCAGCAGCAAGTTCGTTGTCGTGCTTAGTTTCAGCAGCGTTAATAGCTGTTTGCAATGAAGTCTGAAGTGCAGCAAGTTCCGCATCATGCTTAGCTTCTAAAGCAGTAGTGATATTAAGAATATCAGTTTGATCTGTTTGAGCTTTTGTAAGTATTTCAGTTAATGAATCAATCGCGGCTGGATCTGTGTTACTTTGCACAAACTCAATAAGATTTCTATTTGAAACATTATCAGCGATTGATTGATGATGTCTAGTATTAAATGCAGTTGCAGATACTAGTATATTGTCTAAATCAGTTGAAATTGACATATTGTATTCTCCTGTTTTTTATGTTAAATTTAATTTGTTGTTAGCATTCAACCAGTTGATATCACTGCTTCTCGGTTGTTTGTTACTTCACTATTTCACTTATTACATTTACAATTCTATTATCAATACTTTCAAGGTTTTGAATATCGTTTTTTACCTTGTTTATTTGAGAGTCTTCTAAAACAATTATAGTCTCTTTTTTTTCTTGTGGTTCTATATTTAAAGTAAACTCATTTATATTTCTATAGATATTAATTACATATTGACTTAATGTGCTTTTATTTTCAATAATTAATATAGTATTTTCATTCATATTATAAATCGCTTATGTCTGTTATGCTTTTTAAAATATCTAACTCAAGTCTTACAGGAACTTTTGAGTCGCCATTTTCAAATAACAAAACTAAATCCCCAACAAGGTAAGACAACCTATTTAAGTTATTATCTTGCTGGTTTTTTAAGGTTATTCTCAAGCTAAATTTACCGTTAATAGCATCATCAATATATATACCATTCCCAATACTAAAGCTCATTACAGTTTTTGAATTGGTGCTTGTCTTGAAGTCAATTTTTGCTTTTGTTAAGTTTTCTAAGTTTATTGGTGTTATATTATCACCCAAACGCCAGTTGAAAACTAACTCAAATAACTCACCAATTTGTAAAGTTTCTCTATATCTGGCACTCATTATACACCCGCATAGATAAACAAGAAGCCATCGACAATTGAAGGTTGTAAGTTATTATGAGATTGACCACCGCCAGCGTTACCAGATGACCCTGTATAATCTAGGTTTCTAGCTGAAGTTGTTCTGGTGTTTGTCTCCTCACTGTCATAAACATCTTTATTACCGCCAAAAATGCTTGGTCCGCCAACAGAAGTTTTCCCGCCTGGGTTAACGTCTGAAACTGTATGGTTATGGTTATGTCCGTGATTAATCGAGTGACCATGTACGGGAATCTCATCTAATGTCAAAGTAGTTCTTTCTTCACCGAAAACATCGCCTACGTATCTACTGGTAAGCCCAGGAGCAGTCCCAGCAGTTACACTCACTCTGCCATTTGCATTAGGCAAGTTGAAAGTTGTCGAACCATCACCAATGCCAAAAGTAACGCCAATCACATTAAAAAGCAAAGCGTATGTTGCTCTAGATACAGCTTGACCATCGCACAATAACCAACCAAGACCAGGGCTATATGACACAACTCTTCGCTTATAATCTCCAATCTCAATACCTGGGTAGGTAGGCGATATATCATCAATCATTGCTTTTGTTATCGCATTTTTGGGGTTGCTTGTATTTATGATTAAAGCATCTCCATTTGCAACGAATATATCTCCATCAGCCATCGTAAGATTACCGCTTCCGATAGCAACAAACATATCTCCAGTCTCTACATCTGTAGCATTATTGAGATAATTGTTGGAAGTTGTGTCATAAAAAGTAGCAGGTAATGATATAGTGCCTCTATATGTAACACCACCAGCAGTAGCATTACCAACTAAGTTTTTAACAGCATTAACCGTTGGAAGCGTAACATCGCTATCAAATGTAATAATATCATCAGGCGCAACCCTTGAAGCATCAAGTAAAGCTCCAGAAGTTTTATCAATTATGTTTTGATCTGTGGCAATTTTAGCTTCTATATTCCCAAAAGTTAAATTACTTGACATTATATATGTACCTCCAGTTGACCTGGCAAATCATGAGAATAAACCCAAATTCCTTTACCATTACTAGCTTTATGGTCTAACCATGATACAATACCATCTTTAGCTTGCTTTACTCCTAAAGAATAAGGCTCTACAGTTGGAACAACACCACTATCTTGAGTTGTAACAACTTGCAATACAGAGTTACCTTCATTACTAGTAGTATAAGAAACATCATCTGTTAACCCCAATAAAGCCTTAACATCAACCCAGCTATTTGCTGGAATAACAACTCTAGCCATTTTTATACTCCTATATCTATTTTGTATTTTTGAACTTTTTTATCTGTCATATTATTAATTTCTTCCTCGATTTCAAATTGCTTATCAATAAGTTTTTGCAATGATACAGCTTTTATATTTATTATATTTTGTAAATCTTCATTGCCAATTAAAACTTTCTTATTAGTAGCATCACGCCAAAAAATATTACCAATTAAAGATAACGCGTCGCTCATTCTTAATATTGATTGACTATCTGTTTGATACAAACTACTATTATATTCAATCAAATCTAACTTTATAATTTCATTATAAATAATATCTTTAAGCTCTCTTAATTTACCTGCTCTATCAGTTACCCATTTACCATCTACAAAATTAACATCGTATTTGCCAGTAGGTTCAACTAATGTAAATCCTTCCTTAATTTCTCCTAAATAATCTACAACAGAAGGAGAACCGCCAAGAATGTTATAAACAGTCGTTCCGCGATTATCGATAACATTATTCCATTCTTGTTTTGCTTCGTCGAATATAGAAACATAGCCATCTACTAAGTTAGGTTTTATTAATGTAGATTGCCCAGGAATCATCCATACAACAGGGTCTTGCCCTATTTCTGCTGGACTTTCTGTTGCAACACCATCATAATAAAATTCATATTCTACAAAATTATCAAATTTTGTGGGTTTACGGTGCCAAGTCCAACACGGAGTTTCTTTTAATTTAAAATTATTTTCCATTTTTTTCCCTATTTTTTAAATTATTATGATGCTTTAATTAAATATCTTACAGACATATTTATCGGTCTATTTTCAGTTGCTGTAGGTACAACTAATGAAGCATCAAAACCTCTAACAATGTGGGCTTGAGAAGTTGCATTTGAAGCTGAACCAAGAGTAGAATAAAATGCCCCTGTAGCTCGACCTGTACCGCCTAACTGAAGAGCATTAATATTACCACCGGTAATATTTCTTATTGCATCCTGTTGCACGATGTTGTAATCATTAGAATTAAGACCTTTACCTCGAGCAAATAGACCTCGCATATCAATTACATTAAAAGTTGTCGAACCATCGCCCGCACCGTACTTAGTACCCCATTTTGCAAATAATAATGGATACACTGATCTTGAAACGGCTTGACCTTCCGCTGGAATATATCCAGTGAAAACTTCGCCATCGTAAGAAATTATACCAGAACCGACGGGGTTTAGCGTATCAGTTCCACCGCTGATGTCTTTCCATGAAGACCAACTTCCGGTATAAAATCCACGAACATATACTTTATTAGCATTTTCCCCAGCACCCACACCAGAATGAACTATATAAGTATGTGTAACTTCCGAAGATCTTGTTACGATTAGTGTACCAGAGTAATTTATTGGATAATTATTACCTGAAGTATTTGAATCTAAACTTTGATAGTAAATCCCTGCATTAGATAATGATGAAAGCGTGTTTAAATCAGTTGTACCTAAATTTATCGCACTTTTTGGGATATTTCCTATTAGTTCATTATCAATCAACTTACCGGAAACAAAAGGGTTCATCCATTTATTGGTATCAGTCCTTGCAATCGCTTCTGCTTCACTAGCAAAATCTAAAGTTTGGAATAAACTCCATTTTGTATCATCTGTCGGGAGAGCTGTGTTGTTATTAACTTTAGACAAATAAACACCATCATTATATCTTACGGCAGAATATATTTTATATTCAACAGGGTTACCGTTATTATCTAGCTGATAATAATCTGGGTAACATTGATCTAACCATTGCTTAGTGTTAGATGTAATTGTATTAAATACACGATTCATATTAGAACGACTTAATGATAATGCTGTTGGGTCTGTTATGACATCTCTATCATATAATTCAGTCCAACCCTGCTCTTGCGAAACAGATCCGTTGCCCTGAGCATCAACAGGAATATCTGTTTTATCTCCATTCTCAGCCCATATTCTATCTAAATAATTTGACATTAAATAATTCCTTTTATAATTTAAATCCAAACATAATTAACACTAACTCCAGCAGGTATTGGTAATAATTCATAGTCAATCATAGCATTATATTTAATTGGATTGGTATTAATACTATCTACATATATTGTAACACTCATATTCAAGTTATCAATAGCATAAGAAGCATCTCCTAATATTGACTTAACAACTCTATCAATTTCTAAAATAGAATTTGGTGCAAAAAAATTTTGATATTTTAATTTAACTACTAATCTCTTTATTTCTACAGATAAACCATTATCATCTCTTATAACTGGAGCAAAATTTGAATTAAAAAAATTATTATTAAAACTACCAAAACCAAAAATATTATTTGTACGCTTTGGTTTTGGTGGAACAGTAAAATCAATATTGAGTATTATTTCCCATATGCGTAAACCAAAATCGTTAGCAGTATCAACATTAAAAACATTTGTATAAAAGTCATCAATAAAACTTATAACATTTGTATTTAAAAAATCTTGATTGTTTTTTATTAATTTATTTAAATGTTTTGCTTCATTATATTGCCATGATATATTTTGTAATAAATCTATTGATACATCAAAATTTTGGATATCACTCATATAAGTACCACTTCAATTAAAGTTTCGCTTGTAAATGGCTTTTCATATATTTCTATAGGTATTGTTTCACGCTGAAATACATCTACAGATACTTTAGTTATTTGACAATCAGAAACAAAAGAACCACTGTCTACAGCTACATTTGCAGATAACTCAAGAGGAGATACATCAACACCAACTTTGAAACCATTATTTCCTACTTCTGAGTTAACATATTCTAGTATTGAGTTTTTAATTTCTGCCGTGGTATCAATTGCACTTGAACCTACTTTTACTATTATTTTAATTTTAATTGGTATTATGTTTGGTCTATCAAATAATACTGTGTAAGGTTGTCCGCTAGCCGAACTAGTGAATGTAACAGTTTGATTAATTCCTCCACCATGGTTATAATCGCAACCAACGGATTTATACTCTTCTAAAGATTTAGCTATTTCTTCATTATCTCCACCATCTACACATAAATATAATGATTTTGGCAATAAAGTTACATTATTAATAATTTTTGAAGTATCTTTATCATTTTTTATAAATGTCAAAGAATCAACATCTGCTAGTGAGTCTATGCCTGATATAATTGAATTTACAGTACCTTTTGAGCCTTTTGCAAGTGTCAATATTCTATCTGCTCTAGCTGATATATCTGATTGTATATCAACCCCAAGCACGCCTACTGATGAGTTATTTATAGTCTCCCAACCAAGAACACCACCATCACCAATGGATGTTAAAGAATTAGCTGGACATGGTATAGAACCTTTTGTTTCGCTTGCAAAACTGGCTTGTATCGTGCCAGATACTGGTATAGTTATATTAGCAATTAACTCGAATCTATCCCCAGCAGTTGTTACAGCTACAGATCCGGCAGGTATTAAAGTTCCATTAACACCTCCAATAGTAGCCACAACAGTAGTACTAGTTGCTTGGCTTCTTTCACCATCAGTCAAAGCCCAAAGAGAATCAAGAAATTTGCCACCAGCAATTCTAGGGTTTATCTGATTTGCAAGCAATGCTAAAATTTGCTGTATATTTGATCTTGTTGTAGTATCTGATGATATTAATATGTCAGCAATACCATTTTTAGTATCAAGATCATCTCCAAAATTTAGCAAATACTCTTGTGTTACTTCATCTTTAATGTCTGATGTATCAGCAATAACGACACCACTTTCTTGAATATAATTATATGACATTGTTAATATTACCTAATCCAAAAGTAGTTTTTATAGTAGCAGTATACTTAAATTCATTATCTGTTGCAACAAAATCAAAATTAGAAACCTCTAAAACATTATCTACTTTTTCTATTGTTGAAATTATTGCAAGCCTTGCTTGTGCTAAGTTTGGTACACCATTCCAGATAATATCAAATGCTGGTATACCATCATTCTGATTATATATTTTCTCGCCTATAATTGTAGAAACTGCACTTTCGCAAGATTGTAAACAAGCATTTAATCCACTAACAATGGATATATCATTTCTTGAATTTAAAGTTAAATCATTATTTTCGTCTCTTTCAAATGAAATCATTTATTTATTCCTCGCTTATTGCGGTACTGATGTTGGCTTATTGTTTGTCTCGATATGCACATGAGTACTACCAACATTCACATTATTATTTAGCATTGTTCCAGTCGTTGAAACATTGCCTTCTATGTTAACATTACCATCGATATTTATTGTAGGAGCTTTTATTTTAATACTATCAGAACCTAAACTAATCTTAACAGAATTATCAAAAGATTGTAAAACTAAATTATTATCATCTTCATCATCTATCGTATAATTATTATAATTAATAGTATCGGGAATAAAAATAGAATCTTCAAATGTTATTTTTCTTTTAGTGTTAGGCACACTCTCTTTAAAGCTTTGTTTGAATAAGCTTATATCTCTATCGCAAGATCTTATATACCCAAAATCTCCTACTTTCACGGGCATATGGATTATAAAACCACCAGCAGACAAATGCTGTATCGGCACATTGAATATTTTAGCTCTTTGTATATTTTCAGAATTAGCTAGTATTATTTTAATCAAAGGTAACACATTAACACTATTTTTATCTTTATTTACACTTAATACAACACATGGCAGTCTTATATTCATGCTTTGTTTAAACTTATCTAATACAGTTTTAAAAACACCTTCTAAAGTATTCTCATTGCTTTCACTTGTGCTTATTGTATTAGGCATTGTTTAAATTCCTTATTCCATCAATTGAGACATAAAAAGACTTGCCTCGATTTTGTAAATCATAAGTAAGCCTATTAATTAACCACGAACCATTTGCGTTTGGATTGAGTGAGCTTTCAATATTAACTATACCACCAATTTTAATATCATTATTAAAGAGTGTCTTAACAACAACTCCCCTTTCATTTATTTCCGGTATTCCTACCATTCCATTTCTTTGAGAAATATTGTATACATAACCAGTCAAAGCTGTATTTTTATTTCTTACAATTAGGTTATTATCATCAATATAAGCATTAATATTTATTAATTCATTTAACTTTTCAACTTCCTTTAGTTTACTTCCCGAATACGAATAACTGCCAATATTTCTATCTGTTGCTTCAAAAATTAAATTCAAACCTAGACTGCTAGCTATTTGTTGACTTAATACTGATAATCTTATTAACTCTCCTCCGCTACGAATACTTGTCTCAACTTTTTGAATTTCTCCAGAAAAAGTTTGAAGTGTTATTTTTATGTCTGGTGGTTGTGATACTGATACCATCCTTATACCACCAGAATAAATTAATGAATAACCTGTACTTTCCCTGCCTGCATATACATATACTTTCTTGTTAGATATTTGTCTATCTAAAACATTAGTCTCAGTTAATATTTGATTTCTAGTATCTTCATTTAAATTAGCTATAGATATACTGAATTCATTAGGTATTTCATTTGATGACTTTGAACCTGTTACGGATATATCTAAATCAGTATAACTTTTAATTTGATCTCCGATTTCTATATCAATTTTTAATAATCTTTTATCCATTTGCCAACTCTTCATTTGTAGCATAATATAAAAACTGACTAACATTAAATTTATTATAATCAGGAAACTCATTAGATATTGAATAAAATATAAAATTACCATTTGTTTGTTGATATTTTGATTGTATAAGAAGAGTATTAGCAATTAATAATTGATTGCTTATTATCTCAACTTTATCACGAAAAACACTATAAAAAGTAGACTTGCTTGTCGTTCTAATTACAATCTCATATAATTCTTGGTCATTCTGATATTTCAAAGATTGATTAGGCTGTATATCTAAATTTAATTTAATCATGCTACAACACCTACTATTTTTTGTAATATTGTTGATTGTTGTTGTGAAGAAACAGCAACACCATTCTGAATACCTTTTTTAGATGTTGATTTGTCTTCATCAAATTTAGCATTATAAATAGTATTAGTGCTTAATACATTAAATTGCATTAAATCTAAGTTTATAATAATACCACTTTTAGAGCTTTCTACATGTGGCTTACTTTCAATAAGCATATTTTTATATACATTAACTTTCGTTTGTATTGTAAGTAATGTACTACTTCTATATGCTGTATCGATATTTTCAAAAACAATATTATAGTTAGCTTTAGATAATTGTAATATCATTGATATTTTTATCAAATCAAAAACTTGATGATCGGCTGTTTTGCTTCCATCTTCTAGGGGATGTGTCATTAATTCACTATTGTCAGAAATATTGATAGAAGTACATATTGCATCAACGAAAAGTTGCTCATATGTATCGTTATCAAATATACCTGTTAATTGCTCACTGCTCGATAAAAAACCATCTATAAACATAATTAAGCCTCGATTCCGTCTTCAAATGTAGCTGTAGTACGCTTTAATTGATTTTCTAAACTAGCACCAATTTGATTGCTAATACTATCAACATCTGTAGCCTGTGTACTAATTTCTATTTTATCTATATTAATATTTTTTGTAGACTGTCTATTTGCTGTGCTTAAATTAGATATAGAATTACTTGTCATATTATTAAGTGGCGATGTTTGTTGCTCTATAGCAGAGTATATATCACTTTTATCAAACATATCTGAGTTCATAGGAGTTACTTTAGCAGGCAATCCTAATGAAACTCTTTTTTGAGATGCAATTTCATTTAGTCTATCTTTTTCAGTTGTATCTTCTTTCAATAAACCCATGAAAACAAGTGCTTTTTTAATATTTGCGATTAAGCTTTCAACATAACCAAATACACCCTCAATCGCTTTTGTAAGAGTAACAGCAAAGAAATTAAGCAAAGGCTTAAATGCGTTAAATACATCTCCAGCAACCTTTACACCAAGCTTGAAAAACTCTTCAATAAAATAAATAGCAAACCCAAAAGCATTTGATATTGCACTTCCAAGATTTTTAATAGCATCTCTTATTGACTCAATAGCTTCATCAGAAAAACCAAGCCACTTAAATAAATCTTCGAATGCACTTGATGAACCTCTTAAAAAAGCAGATATGTCTTCATACAATACGCCGAATGTCACTATAAGACCAGCAATAACTGCACCTATCAAATAAAATGGTGAAAAAGCGATTACGCTTGCAATAGCAAAATTAGTTATCGCAGGTAAAGCATACGCAGTTATCGCAACACCTAAGCCAATAAATATACCTTTCATCAAGTCTTTATGCTCGGACATGAATTCTATGCCATCTTGCAACTTGTTTAAGAGATACCCAACTACAGGCAATATTTCTGCCCCTAAAGTCACAAATAATCCTCTAAAAGAGGTTTGAGTATCTAATACTGTAGTATTAAATTTTTGAAATATTCTAGCCTGCTTATCAGTTATACTAAACAACTTTTTTTGTGAGGAAACTTGTTTTTCAACTTCAATTCTACCTTCTTGTAATAATCTTATAGTAGCTTCATCAAGTCCTAATTTTTGCCCTATCCCAGCACTTTCTGACTTCGGCATTGTAGAAAAAGCATCGGCAAGCTCAGGTAAGGTATCAAGTACACTTTTAGCTTTTCCGTTAGCATCAACCATACTAATACCTAGTTGTTGCATATATGGGAGTATCCCAGTATTACCAGTAGTTACAAATTCATTAAAGCTACTATTAAGACTTTTAACTATACTTTGAAAACCACTTACAGATCCACCAGCCTTTACTACAACTTCTTGGTATGCTGATAGCTCATTTGCACTTATCCCATACATATCGGCAGTACTTGCCAAATTATCAATATAATCAGATGTTTGAGAAATGCCTTTTGATAAAGCTGTGAAGCTTAATAATGCAGTTAATGCACCTCCAGCCGTAGCTATAAGTGTTCCAAAACTACCAGCCATAGCAGTCGCTGTTTTATCTGTTGCTTTTAATCCAGCATCTAATTTTTTGTTTTGTTTTTCTGCTTCTTTTTCGCCTTTGGTTAAAGATGAAGTATCAGCTTGAAATAAATATAGAAAACTTTCTGCAATTGCCATTATTAAATAACCTTAATTTATATAATTGTATTATACAATATTTTATTAATTTATTTTATTATTTCTTTTTGCTTGCTTTATTTTGTGCGTAAATTTCTTTTGAAATATTAACTTGTATAATCTCGAGCATATTTGAATAGTCTTCATAATCATATATTGTACTAAGCTCATACAATGTTGCGAACTTATTTGTTATTATCGAAGCAACTCCAGCATCAATATTTACATATTGATATGGTGAGTCATCGGTACCGTTGTATAATCTACACTTTTTCCTAATTTTCATAAATTCTATATTATAAAGAATTAACTGTGTTTCTATCCTTAAAAGTGTCTCTGCATCAGTAATATATTTATTGATTTTATCTTCATCATCTAAAATAATATAACTAGCACCATCATAGTAAGATACATATCTTAATAAACTCAATAATGTTTCATTATCTATTTTTGGAATATTTTTACTGTCAAAAGGATATATTTTCAGAATGTCAATAAAATGAAGTGCAGGTATTCTGCTAATTTGGTATTTTAATTCAATATCATCAATATCTTTAATTTGTATAATCTTGGGCTTTATTAACATTATTAATCCTATTATGTTAAATTAAAGACAAGTGATATTATTTTTTCATTTTAGCGTAAATATCGAAAGCGGCCACTTTAAATTTATTAACACAACTATCAACAAAACTATCATCTTTTATTTTACTTACAAAAGAAGATAAAAATCCTCTACTTTTTTCAAACTTTAAAAATGGGAAATTGTATTTAAACATTTCTAGCTCTATTAGCATTAATGTTGTAGTATCTGTAACATATGAGTTTATCATACGAATGCCTGTTAATGCTATCGGTTCATCGTTGCCATTGTATCCCTCTACATAACTCATAAGCTTAATCATTAAGGTTTCATTTACCTTGTAATCTCCTACCTTTGGAATTAAAGATGATGGATATCCAGCCAAGATCTCTCTGCCAACAATCGCAGGTAAACGACTAATATTGAATTTTAAAATTTCGCCATCGATATTAGTTATCTCTATTAATTTAGGTTTTATTAGCATTTTGCTTGTCCTTTTTAAATATTATAATTAACCTACTTTATTTTCAAATTTAAAAGTATAACTCTTTGATTTAATTTTGCCATTACTTGCAATAGAAGGTCCAGCACTACCAGTTATTATAACGCCATTTCTAAGAACAATAGGTCTTAGATTAGGATATATAATAGTAGCCGTGATAGAATCATTAGCAGATGCTTTTCCTTTAGCACTTCTATTTGCTTCATGTAATACACTTAAAGCTATATCATCATCACCATTTGGAATTACAGCCAAAGTAAATTCGATTGGTTGCGGAGTAGTCCATGACACCATGTCGCCATTAACGCCCATCGCAGTCTCTGTTAATTGTAAATCTGCGAAATCAATAGGGTCTACATCATCCGCGAGTTGAGTTATTGGAAATCCTACAGGAAAAGTCTTACTTCCTGCGACAATAATTGTAACGCCATTACCTGAAATATCTGCCATTTTATATCTTCCTTATATTAAATTAGTATGTGTGAACCAGTAATTTTATTTATAGAATCTGATTTGCTGTATATAATTGTGTAATTAGCTAAGTATTGCACAACGCCATCAACTGTCTCAGATGTAAGCTCAACATTTAGCCAAAAACCCTGCTCTTGAACACTTCTGTAAGCGTTTTCATCATTAGATATTTGACCGATATATAACTTTTGGGTGTTAGTTAACGGCTTGCCTACAGATATAACGCCATTATTTAAAGCTTCTTCTATAATATTTTGCAGTGTTAATGATATTTGACCAGCTCCGCTAGCGTTCCAAGGTATTTGCTCTAATGCTAGTTGTAGTTCAATTAGAGCTGAACCGCACGCACCTTTGAACCAAGCTTCATTTACGAATATATTTTCATAACTAGGGTCTACAGCAAGACCCATCAAATTACCTCTTTGATAGAAAGATATATTTTGACCTGCTGTTTGAGTTTGACCATAGTAATTTATTCTTAAATTATCTAATACATTAGACTGTGCAGTCTCTGTAACTGAAGGTGTCAAGCTAAATTGTTGATACATATAATTTTTTACTGAATTAGCTTTTGAATAATCAGTTGATGCAGCAATACAAGCAGGCATCATTTCATGGTACTCATTAGCTACACTAGAAGCCAAAATAACATCTACACCGCCATAAATATTTAAAGCATCATAATGAGCTTGTGCATCATTATAACTTGTAGAAGTTAGATATAAGTATCCATTATTTTGTAACTTAGTCCATTGAGCAACTTCTAATTTACTATCAATAGTAAATGCATCAGTAAATAAGAATGTTATAAAATTGGAACTTATATTGATCGTATTGTCTAGCGTTTCTGTTATTGTTTTTTCATTTAGACCATCAGAAAATATAGCTGAAGCATTCCATTCTAAAAGATTTACAATATCAGTACCAGATAAAGATGATGACACGCTAATTGTAGAAGTTACAGCATCACCACTGATCAAGTCAAAAGATCCTCTAGTAGCATTATATGATACTGTAGCAGTAGCGAATTGAGTATCTGTAACAAGCTGTATTTGTGTTTGTATTAATAATGCCACATCCGATAAACTAACAGCAAGTGAAAAATCAGTAGTGATTAAATTAGTAACGCCACCTATCTCTAGATTAAATGTAGCGTCTGAAATAGTAGTAAAATCAGTTAATACCTTTTGATTTTTACCGCCAAAAATCAAAGCTTTAGAATCAGTAGGATTATATTTATAAAAACTAATTTTATTTGGAGATGTTATGCTTTTAGATACAAAGCTAAAATAAAAAGAAGCTCTTTTATATTCTTCTGAACTAGTACCGAAATACAAACCAACCTCAGAAGCAGTGTCAAACTCTACAACTGTGTTAGTTGGTATTATTGCGTTGCTACTAATAATTCTAAGAATTGGCTCTACTCGTGCTACAGAAGCACCAGCACCAACGCCCGATGTTATATCAACGTATTTTATGAAATTAATTGCCATTTTAAACCTCGTTTATTGTTTGATTAATTTTATCTACTTTATTTATATTATATTCCAATTCTTGAGTATGTATAATAACAAAATCAAAGCTAGGATTATATTGGTAATTATCTGCACTATTAATAAATGAAGTATTAACAATATTATTTATTCTAAGTATTTCTAAATTATTTTCTTTTAGTATATTAATTGTTTCTGTACTTTGCAATATCATTTTAACATATTTGCATAAGTCTTTTGCCGTTATAGTAAGATTTTCTATGTCTTGCTTTAATATTGTATTTATTTGAAAAGTTGTTTCTGATACTTGTAGCTCTTTATATATCAATTTATTTAATTCTTTATCATATGTTGAATTGCGACCAGTAAAGCCAATATCGGTATCGCCAATATTAAAGAAATAAACGGTATTTTCGTTTATACCTTGCTTAGTTGGCTGATAATTAAGCAAAACATTTGCATCAATATTAAGTGCTGATAAGCCGTTTATAATTATATTTCCGATAATATCATTAATATCATAATCTAACACAAAGAACCCCACTCCAGCCGTTATAAAAAAACCAATCTTCTTTATCTAACACCTGATAAGTATCATCGCCATATAATATTCTGTCGCTCGATGTATTTGTATCAATTTCTGTAATTTCTGTATCAGTATATAAAATTCTATAATGCTTATTAATATCTAGCCCACGCTGGGAATATAAGTTTGATGATACAACTTGAAAGCTTCCAGATATTTGGACTGGATCATCATAAGTAGGAACAATAACAAAACCCTTTCCAGTAACATTGCCAAGAAATTTTTCGTGAAAAATAACATCATTGCCTAAAGAACCACTAATTGCTTTTGAAGCAATCTTATATAAATTACCTATCATTTAGACACCTCATAATTAACCGCATCGAGCATATAACCAGTGTCAATTAAAGGCTTTGAAAATCCCTTTTTATCAATTGTTGACTGTGCTAATGCTGGAGCTGTTAAATCTTTTATTGATGTTTTTATATCGCCTTGAACGACAGACCCCAAAGTATCGAATGAAGTCTTAAAATCGCCCCCACGAGCGAAGTCTTTCTTAATCATGAAATCGAAAGTCTTCTTCCATTCATTAGCCTTATTCAAAGCATTTCGCATAAATGGTCGTGGAGGTTGTCTTTTTTGTGGAACGCCATACTCGTTCGACATTGCAACCTCTGCAACGCTTGTGCCATCCTCATACTTAGCACTTGAAAGAAAACCAACCTGTACTTTCATATTAGCTAAATTATTAGCCATTTTTTTAATATCAAGACTAGTTTTTTTATTAACTTTCATTACCTTCTAAAACCAAGTGTTGCAGTTGAACCACCAATATAATATCCACCAGCAGACCAAAGACTAAATAATGCTAAAATCTCTTCGCCATATATAGTTTTATTTAAAAAATATTGGAATGAAGTTTTATTTAATCTAGCTTCGAAAGATACTGATATTTTATCAATACTAGTACTTGATACAATGCCAGCATTACCACCGCCATTAGACGCATTATCAATTCCAATCTGTAATATATGTGCAGTCATTATATATAAAACATATTTAAGCCTACTCTCAGTCAAATAACAACTAGTATTATTTGATATAAACATTTCTGCACTTTCAAATGCTCTCAATACAATATCATCAGATATACTATCAAATATTGGATATTTAATTCTGAATTCTACTATATCAAATACTATGCTAGACATATTATTCCTCTACAACATCAGCTTTTAAATTTTTCAAATCTGATTTATTTTTTTGTGCTGATTTATCTTTTTTAGTCATATTTTTAGATATTTTATCTTCATCAAACTGTTTGCTTTCAACAGTTAAGAAACCTTTATCAAGATGTTTTTTGAAATGGCTATTTGTTTTTAATAAATTATATTCATTTTCATCTAGCGATGTTAACACTCCTGATTTTGTTAATAATGTTAACTTATTTGCAACATTTGCCTTGCCTGCTATTGTTATCTTTGATTTTGCGATACCATTTTCATAATTAATATAGTCATTGTCAGAACTCATTGTAGAGTAAACATAAAATTTTGCCATTTTTAAAAATATCCTTTAGTTATTGTTATAATTATTATTATAGCAGTAAATAAATATTACATACTATAATAATATTATATTATACTCCAGTCGCTCTGTAAACACCCCAAGGGCGTTTAACAAGAACACCAGCTACAGCATTTATGAAACCTTCTTGATATCCGCCAACGACTTGACCTCTACCAATTGACATGAACTTTTCAGAAATTAATCCCTCTACAGTGTTGCCATTATCTGTAGAATCGCCACTAATATTATCAGCATACATATAGAATACATTAGCCCCACCATTGGCACCATCAAATTCAGGTACAAACTCAATTCTACACATTGGATATGTTTCTTTAATCCATTTTTGAATTGATATTCCGAATTCATTAACATTTGTCAATGTTCCAGCAACAGCTAAAGAGATTGAGAAAGTAAATGAATCCATTGTCGGGTCGAAGTTACCACCACTTGAAAGTTGCAATGCTGTGATAGCATTAACAACATCTAGTTGCTTTTCTTGGAATGTCTTAGTTGACCATTCTGGAGTAGCATTCGCACCGTTAGGCAATGTTTGATAAGCAGGTAGGTTAGGGTCGTTCAATAAACCATAAGTTTTATTGTTACCACTATTATAACCAAAGAAACCAACTGTATTACGAGCTATTTCTAAAGCAGTAACAGCTGATGACATTCTTGCCTCTTCAGGATTACCGCCCGATTTTGTTATTCTAGAATCCGCAAGAAGTTGTGACTGTGTTCCGACAACAAAACGAACTATACTTCTTCTTTCATAATCTATGTTGTAAGAAGTAAAAGGAATATTAACATCATCACTATAGCCGATAGCTGTAGCAGTACGCTCTTGGATCATTTGAACGATTTCTTCATCTGACCAATCGCCGATCATTGTTTGACCAACAAGTGTATCAATCTTTCTGACTGTAGTTAAGTCTTTAACTATGCCAGGTAGAAAATTTCTTAGGTTAGAAATGTTAGCAGATACACCACCACCAATGAAAGACTCTTGTGAATCCATTGCGTAAACATTTTCATTAATACCGAAAGCTGGAAGCATTCTCATGTGATTAACATTGTTACAATCAAATGAATTTACTTGCTTCAATTCCTTTGATAAAAAACTTGCTTTAATTTTATTCATAATTTTAACCCTTTTTTAATTAATTAATCAATTCTAGTACACATAAACCATTAGAAGTCGCAGGATAATAGAATATTTTACAATTTTCGATTTGAGTTTGATCAGCTCCAGCCGTACCAACACCTAAAGCACCTGTAGCATCAACGAAATAAACACTATCTCCAACATTACCAGCACCGCCAACATCAGCCCATACTCTACCCATTTTAGATAGTGAAGCTTGAGTTGAGTTAGCAACAACATTAGTAGCACCAAGACCGATATTAAAATTAGCATACTGTTTTGGATTGACTAACAAGCCAACAAAAAGACCAGCACCACCTGCAACAGCAATACCTTCAGATGATGAAGTGTAAGCATGACCTACAACATTATCAACGGCACCACTTTCCAGCACATAAGTGTCTACTTTTTTTGGGCTATTATCGTAGAATTCTCCTACGACACCATTTGCAAAAGTTTTATTTACTTGAGTTTGCATATTATTATTTTCCTTTTTTTTATTTAAAGATATTATAACTTGGTATAAATTTACTATTTTGAAATTGTGAATCCATAGCGACAGTATTATTTACCTTGCTAGAACCTGCAAGATACCCTTTTAATGTAGCAATCTCTTGACCTTTATCTGCTTTAATGTCTAATTTTTTAAGACCGTAAGAAACAACCTCTTTTAAGTCCATATCTAAATGGTCGAAAGATCCAACCACTTTTGAAATTTCACTAGCTAGTTTATCTCTTCTTTTGAACTCTGCTTTTAAAGATATTTTAGCATCCATAGCAATATCTTTCTTTTCTTCTTCCATATCAGTAGCTTTTTTGTCTAAATCTTCTTGAGATTCATCTTCAACTACTTCAACATTTTCTTCTTCTTCTTCATCTTCTACCTCTTCTTCGACAACTTTTTTGCTGTCTATTTTTTCAGATAGATCATTTATTTTTTCCATAATTGGCTTCATCATTTCTTCTAAAGCTTTTAGTAGTTCATCATTCATTATAGGTATTTCTCCTGTTGTTATGTCATTATTATCAAATGTTATTATTGCAGAATCGCAAACGCTAACTTCTTTGCCCATACGCCCATTATCAACAAGGGCAACATGGTTACCTCTCAATTTTGTTTGTATGGCATCATATTTTTCGCCATTAAAAATACCTTCTTTAAAATCGTATTCACACCTATAGCCAAGTGATAAATCTTTTTTTCCTCCGTCAATAAGAGTTTTTAAAGCGTCGCTATAAACTTTTAAATTACCAAACAATGTATCATCATCAAAGTATATGTCTTCGCCTGTAGTACCTTGAACTCCTTTGTTCTCTGCTGGAGTTGCATCAGTACCAAGCATCTCATGATCATCAATCAACGGAACTAATTTAAAGGAATCAATAGTTTCTTTATTTGATAGCTCCTCAGCTGGGCGATATACTTTATATATTTTATTAGGATCTTCTGCACCTATAGAAGAACCTAAATATTCAAAAATACCAGCCTTAGAAATAGGGCGTCTATTAACAGAAACATACCCATTATAATCTTTTTCTAATTTATTCATAATTAATATTATAAACCTTATTTAATTTTAAGATACATAAATGTTTTAATATTGTCAACAATTAACCTTAATAATTTAAAATAATTAACTAAATTCAATGACTGGAGTCTTAAAACATCTGCAATGTGGTAACTCGGCTGGCATTACTTTTTGTTTTGCGTCTCTATCGTATGGCGGGTCGTTAAGGTCATATATTTGCCCATCGAATTCAATATGAGTTTGTCTTTGTGTCTTCCCTGCACTTGAATGATTCCATCTAAATTTAGTTATTCCGTTCTGTCTCATTCTTGCTTCATCAAGTGTAGAGTTTGTTTTTCTTGTTTGGTCCAATGCAAGCAATCGTGCGTTTCTTCTTGTCTTACCACTTAATGCTTGAAGTTGCGGTATTAAGTCTTTGAGTCCTTCGCCTTGGGTTATGCTTCGATAAGTATATCCTGCCACTTCATCTAGATACTTAGATTGTATGCTTCTTATATAGCTCGAAGATTGACTCGCACTAGATTTTAATATCTCTTTTGTTTCGGAACTCAAGTCTTTAACATTGATTGATAATCCACCGCTTAATTTCTTAAGGCTATTTTTTATTTGTGCTTTAGAGTGATTATTGACTGCATTAACCATATAATTAGCAATGCTATTGCCCTCAAGATTAAACATAGAATAAAATTTATCTTCTAGCTTGTTTAAAAGTATTCTAACTTGACTGGATATACTCGCATCTTGTGCGAAGTATGCTGGGCTTTCTTTTTTAAATAACTTAATAACTTCACTTTCAAACTCTTTAATCATTTTATTAGTTAGTCTTTCAACTTTTCTAACTGTTTTTTTTTCAATATCATGATTTGGGCGTAAAGGTTCGCCTACGATAACATTAGGGTTAAATTGTTTTACCCATTTTTGTTTTTTGTTTGATAGCTTTAAATTTTTAGCCATTTTTATAATTCTTCAATATTTTCTTTTTCATCAATATCGCTATAATCACTATAATCATTATCATCCTCATCAATCATGCCAAAATAAGGAGAATTCTCATCATCTGTCAACTTCTTTTTAATACCACCTTGACCAAGTATTCCAGCATTTGTATAATTAATATCTGTTCTTGATTTGATTTCATCAATCTCAGTTCTTTCTTTTTCTGTGATAGCATCTAATTCATTCCATTGAATATAACCATTAAATTCAATGTTATATTTAGGCTTTATCTCCGATCTAATCAATATCTGATAATGTCTATCCAGCAATGGTTCAAGAATCAAATCTTGGATATTCTCAAGCTCTTCATGATAACTTGATTGCTCTGTATCACCACTTGAGAAACCTTTCATGGGAGAGTTTAGTAGTTTGTATGATGGAATGTTAGCAATACTACAAACTAATTGATACTGTGTCATCACATTAACATCAAGATCACTCAATGAAGTATCTAATTGTTCAATGCTATCATTTGCATCAGCAAATTTTATACCATGATTGTCTCGCAACTGTACCCAGTTTTGCATTTTATCATTGAAAGAATTATAGTCTGCTACTTTATCTTCCATGCCTTCCATTTTAAAAACATTTAAACGCTTTGATTGTACTAACATCGGGATTTCATTAGCTGTCTTTTCTGCACCGTATAAACGATTATATATTTTCTGTGTAAGAGATATTCCAGCATATTGATAAGTTGGTTTAAGGATGTCCGCGACTTCATCACCTCGAGTTATCACTAAATGACTTTTATGATATTTTTTCCCATTGATTTGCCAATAATTAGGCTCATAATAATTTAAGCTTGCTGGGTCTGAAACATTGTCTGAAGTATTAATAGGCGTACACCATTGAGGGTCTATTTGTGAAATTCCTTTATAACTTCCAGCTTTTACTCCATCAATGTTGAAAGGTTTCTCGTAGTAATTAGGGTCGGTACTTTCTACAACAAATAAAGCAACACGAATACCAAAAACTTTAGTAAATTGCGATTGATTAATAAGCTTATCATTTATTTTATATTTATGCTTATCTAAATTTCTTATTTCATCAAATATTAGGCTATCTATTTTTTCATTATCAATAGTTGAAACTTTCCAGCCTTTTCTTATTGCATCTTTAGCTGGTAAATTGCAAGCTTTAGAAATAAAACTATTTTGAGCGATAATTGACATTGCACCAAAACCAATAAAACTATCACTAGAAAACCAATCAAAAGCTATAGGATTAACTCCATAATCATTACTCATGCTATAAGCATTATTAAAGCATACAGAATCCATGCCTGTATCTTGAATGCTTGGCTTTGATTTAATTGATTTATCAAAAGCATTATCTATTATTTGATTTGTAGTTGGCTTTTGTAAGCGTCTACCCCAAAACAAACTCTTTTCTTTTATTCTATTTTCTGTAGCTTGTGTATCAATTAATACTTTTTTTTTCTTAAATATATTAAACATTATTAACCTTAATAATTCACATAAATTTATTTTATCATATTTTTAAAAATATTAACCAAAAAATGAAGATGCTTTTTTAGCTAGTTCTGATATACCATCGTTAAGCACATCGACTTGATCGTCATGTTTTCCATTTGGGAATATTAAAAGCTCTGGTACTAATTCAGATAAATATTCAGCTCCGTCTCTAAAATACACTCTTCCGCTAGCTATATATGGAACGGCATCGTTAGCCCTTGTTATCTTATCTATACTTCTCTGTATTGCCTTTACATTTATATTATTATCTCTTTTAATCGATTGAATTAAACCAGTACCGCTAGCCTTATCCTCTACACACAAGTTTCTTAATGAGCCATTAGATAAGTTCTTATGCTTCTCCCAAAATGAGCAAGTCATTTGTTTCAGCTCTGGAGCTTCCCACTTACCTCTTAACTGGTCTATAAGATAAGCGTCTTTATTTGCCGTATATCCCCATACCTGTAATACACTATAATCATTTGCTTCTTTAGTTTTCATTGCAGTATCAGCAAACATTAATCTATACTTAAATACAGGCTCGACTTGATAATATTTAAACCAGTCTTGCTTATATAATCCACCGCCTTTAGGTGCTGGTATCTGCATATATTGACCAGCGAACACATAAGGATTAGCACTTTCAAGTCTTTTCAAATCTTCTATACTGTGTTTGTATTCCCACAAAGGCAAACCATTATCATCAATAGCTGGTATATTAAGGTGTGTCCACTCTTCCCCATTACCACCATTTAATAAGAAACCGCTAAGGTCTTCTTCGTGAAGTCTTTGCATAATTAGAATAATAGGCGTATCTTTTGAGTTTGTTCTGCTTTCTATAGTAGTTGAAAACCAGTCTATTACATTGTTACGCATTGTATCGCTATTTGCTTCACCTGCCTTGTGCGGATCATCAATTATAATTGCACCCTTAAAATTGGTTGACATACCACCAGCACCGTAGCCAGTTATTGTACCATCAGCACCAGTAGCATATACACAACCGCCTGCGTTAGTACGCCACTCATCCTTAGCGTTACTATCGTTTCTTAGTCCTGCTTTCCCGAATATTTTCGTAAAGGTCTCTCCCTCAACTATAGCTCTAGCATTCCATGTATTGTTAGTTGCTAACCTTTTAGAATAACTTGCGTGTATAAATTCGCTATCTGGATAATTACCAACACACCAAGCAATAAAGTTAATAACCGCTAGCTCTGTCTTTGAATATCGAGGGGGTATATTGATTATAAGCCTTTTAATATCGCCTATCACAACACGCTCAAGATATTCGCATATAACTCTATGATGCCAGTTTTCTACCCAGTCTATACCTTTGCGACTTTTAAAAATAGTCTTTGAAAAAGTTAGTAGGTCTGTTCTGCATTCAACAATGTCATTTACTTGCATACTTTGCCTTGAGGGCTTCAGTTATTAAATCGCTATGAGTATTATTATTCTGCTGTGCATTAGTGTTATTAACTGTAACTTGACTGCTAGCGTTCCTTTGATTCACTCCTAATGTAATACTAGCCTTATCAACTGTATCAGCTAAATTTTTAAGGTCGGCAGTGTTCAGCTCTCTTTCTTGGAATGATTGTATACCATCTCCAATACTTACCTTCTCAACAGTCCTATTTGATATAATCAAATCCTGTGTTCTTTTGATTAGCTTCTCACTAGCATTGAATACTAAATTTTGTCTTCTAAGAATGTCGGTGGCAGTGTTCATTATCGCGTTCATTTCTGTTTCGCTTTTGCACTCAAACCCTTTGTCTAAGGCAATCTTAGCATCTACAAGGTGTTCATTTATCGGTACTACACCTTTAGTGATATTATTGATAGTACCTAACGAAACATTATGTCTTTTTGCTAACTCTCTTTGACTGTATTTATTGGTGTGATAATCAGCTGATATCTTATTTTTAATTTCATCTGTTAATTTAGACATTGTTAATATCACCCATAGTTATATCATTACCGCTATTTTTCTATCTACTATCTCATCTGCATCAAACCAAAAATCTTTACCATCTTTAAGCTGGTTAGATTCTTTTTTATTAATACCTAAATAAAATTTATCCATCATATTATGCATTACTTTTATGTTACAAGATAAATTTGATTGCACCTCTTGAGATTTTCCATACAGACTTTGAGAGAATGTATGATACATCAATGAAGAATATGAGTATATATATCTATTTTGACAAGCACCAAACAATGAAGCTCCAGCGGAGTAACCAAAATTCAAATAACCGTTAACTGTAGCAGTAGTTTTTTGCAAAATGTTTATGTAACTAAGTAACAAACTTACAACACCACCATTCGAGCTTATATGAATGTTTAAAGTATCTTTTTCTTCTAATTGAGACAATTTATTAAGTATCATGTTATGACCGTGTTCTGCATCATCAAACTCGCCAACATACAGATCATAATTATTTTTTTTATTACTTATAAGTGAAAAGTTTTCTTCTTTAGTATGAATTTCTATTTGTTTATATTCTGATTTTTTCTTGCTCACAATTGTCTCCTTGTGCAAAGTCCTTGTTTGGTGGCAGGAGGTGGACATTCCTCTTTTCGGGATATCTCCCTAGCCACAAAAATAAAGATATCATTAATAAATAAATTTATCAAATTTTATTTTATTTCTCCTTTTTGTTTAATCCATAAATTAAAACATCATCAGTTATCAATTTCCTCATGCTTTTTCTATCTTTTACATATCTGCAGTATAAAAAAGCTTCGAAACTACCAGTTATTAACTCTCTCATGCTTTTTCTATCTTTTAAATGTAAGCAATATAAATAAGCTACGAAACAACAAGTAATAAACTTTCTCATACTTTTTCTATCTTTTACATATTTGCAATACAAAAGAGCATTATTGCTATCAGTTATCAACTTCCTTATACTCTTCCTGTCTTTGACAAATCTGCAATATAAATAAGCATCCTCGCTATAAGTGATCAATTGTCTAATTTCTTTAGTATCTTTTACATTTTCACAATATTTATATGCTTCATAACTTGTCATATTTATTTTTCCAATTTATTTATCTTCAATAAAATTCTCGAAAGTGGCAAATACTTCTTTAGTGCAAGGTATATATTCAATAGCACCAGATAATCGAACATCTCCAGTGTAGTTAAGTCTGCCACCTTTAATACCATTATTTGCAACAGCAGATAAAGATAATCCACCTCCATCCCATCTCCATAATCTTAATGAATAAGACAATTTACAGTCCATTGAGTTTTGTGGATTAATCCAATCTACCATCCCTATGTGTACACCTGACGAGTAAGTCCTGACAACACATATCATGCCAACCATTGGGTCTTTGTATTTAACTTCATTATTATTAATTTCATTATTAAACATGCTAGCAATTTTTTTTAATTCTTTAAATGTTAAGTTATCAATATTCATTTTTTTATCCTTTTTTTTGATTAATTTAAAAATATTCTCATTTTAGTTCACCTAATCACCAGAGCCATTACCATAGCCTTTGCCACCACCATAGCCACCACCATAGCCAGAGCCAGAGCCAGAGCCAGAGCCAGAGCCAGAGCCAGAGCCAGAGCCATAGCCATCACCATCACCATCACCACCACCATAGCCATCACCATCACCAGAGCCATTACCATAGCCAGAGCCATAGCCAGAGCCAGAGCCAGAGCCAGAGCCATCACCATCACCATCACCATCACCATCACCATCACCATAGCCAGAGCCATTACCATGATGTAACCTTTTAATATCTTCTAGTATCATTATTTTATTTATCCTTATTATCTACTTTTAAGTAATTTGCTAATTCTTTATAATAGTTTTTTGCTATCAACTCAAGTTTTTTAACATTGTTATTATCTATTGCGTCTTTTATTTCTCATTTTTTTGTTTAAAAAGGAATATCATCATCATCAAAATTATTATCAAACTGTGGTTGTGTTGCTTGCTTTTTTGGTGCTTCACTTCTCTGTTGTGGTGCATTACCGCTAGAAACAAAATCAAATCCCTCAATTATCATTACATTTTTAGATCTGTTTTCTCCGTTTTTATCTTGCCATTTTTCTGTTTTAAGCTTTCCAGTTAAATATATTTGGTCGCCTTTTTTTCCTGAATATCGATTAAGTATTTCAGCCTGCTTACTAAAACTAACAAAGTCTTGATATAACTGACTTTCATTATCTTTGAACTTTTCACTGCTTGCTATAGTACCTTTAAGCACTGGCGTACCATTTGCATTTATCATTTCGGAATCTCTGACAAATCTTACTAAACCGCTTATTTTCATTAACATTTTATTTCTCCATATCCAATTTTTTAAAAGCTTGATAAATTTTAATAAACAAACCTTTTTTATTTTGTGAATTTTCAAATCTTGATATTATTTCCATTTCAATATCGTTATTTTTTATCAAATCAAATTTAATTTGTTTGATATTATTTTTAGAATACTTATTTTGTGCTTTAACTAAAGATTCGCTTCTAGGCATATTTCTCCTTTTTATTCAATTTATAAATTAAATCATCATCAGTTATCAATTTCCTCATGCTTTTTCTATCTTTTACATCTTTGCAATATAAATAAGCTACGAAACAACAAGTAATAAACTTTCTCATACTCTTTCTGTCTTTGAAATATAAGCAATATAAAAGAGCATCCTCGCTATCAGTAATCAACTTCCTCATACTCTTTCTGTCTTTTACATATTTGCAATACAAAAGAGCATTATTGCTATCAGTTATTAATTGTCTAATTTCTTTAGTATCTTTTACATTTTCACAATATTTATATGCTTCATAACTTGTCATCTTAACTTTCCTTTTGGTTGATTATACTTCTTAAATTTATGTATGTATTATAGCGTACTATATAATCAAAGTAAATAGCTAAATCAAATATTTTAAATATTATTTCATAAAATTTGTGCTAAAAAAATTAAAATTCTTTTTCTTTTTGTAGCTATCAACTATCTCACTAGGGCTTCTGTTCTTATTAATATTTTTTTCTCTCATACCTAAAGTAATTTTATCAATTCTATAACTTTCTTTGATTTTATTGTTTAGATTAATAGCAAATTTAATCCTACAAAATTGAATATCATTAAGATATTTACAATTTACAATCTTTTGATGCCTAATTCCTATACTTGATTTAACATTAATTTTAATAGGTGTATATTTAACTTTTAAGTCTAGCTTGCTTATAAAACCATTAACAGTAGTTTCAGATATTCCAAGCTCTTGTGATGCTTCTTTAATCGTGTATCTCATTTTATACATCTCCTATATTTTCTTTGATGATAAATAATTATTTAATACCATATTTTTTGCTTAAATATACTTGCCCTTTAGTTGTAACATAGGTTGTACTAACTGCGATGCTTTTAACACCTCTATCAACCACAGTATCTTTAACTACAAAGTAACCTGCAGATACATAAGCTTGATAAGGTAGATTATCGCTCATAAGAATACAATTATCTCTTAACTGTGCAAATAGCTTATTCCTTCCAGTTCCAAGTAGCTTGGCTGTCTGATTCATTGAAAATATAGCATCTGCACCTATAAGCTTATCAAAAGTATCAGCTTTAGGCTGTAGCTCTTCAATAAGTAAAGATTGCTCATAAGCTAATTTTAAAGCTTCAGGTAAAGTTTGTGGTACTGATATAGTATTTTGCTCTCTTAATTGTTTTTCACATTCTATAAAGTATTTACGAACTTGCTTACCTTTTTCTGTCTTAGACATCATAGCTAACTCTTTAGCCATATCAAGCGTGATAATGTAGTCTGTTAATTCTTGTTTATTTTGGGGGTGTAGGTAAACATACGGGGTGTAATCTACATCTATCTCAAACATTTGCTTATTTGTATCGAACCATTCAGAAAATCTCCAGCTTAAATCTAAAAAGCTATACAACTCTCTAGCATTTACCGAATTTATCTCTTCGTTATTGATTATATTTTTTGTGATTGTTATATTCATACTAATTCTCCATCAACTATTAATATGATTTGTTTAGTATCATACTGATTGTCTGGATCAAATTTCTGATTGGTTAACTCATCGTATATTGCTTGCTTTATTTTATCAAAAATATTATTATCAATTTTAATTATCTTTTTAGAATTTTCATTACTTAAAATACTAAAACAAATAACTCTAACTATAACTGAACTATTATTTGATTTGTCTTTTATTTCTTTGATAGTATCAGAAATTTCTTTAAAAATTGTGTTATACATAAAAGTCTTTGCAAAACCTTTTAATTTCATATTACTTACAATATCGAAATAATCTTTATCTGTTTTGCAATTATTTAGTTTTATATTCATTTGATTTAATCCTAATGGGGTGGTTAGACTGGCGGATTAGACCACACCCCAAACTTTGATATTGACTCAAGGGTCTAACACCTTGCTATCAACTAAATTTGATAAATATATTATACTTAATATATTTATATTTGCAAATAATTATTAATAGTATTATTAACTTGCTTGATTATATCATCAATTCCATAACAAACTAAAACTTCATACCCTCTTTTTTCTATTTCTGAAATAGTTGATTTTTGATTTTTATTCAATTTTCCTTTTTCGGTTTTAATTTCTAAAAAAAAACTTTTTCCATTATCAAGTAATATATGCAAGTCGGGTACACCAGCCAATACACCCTCCTTTTTAAGCCTCACAGCTGTCAACATCGACCTTTTATCTCCATTCGGCACTGCGTATACTATATGCCTTTTATGGTTCAACCTGAACCACTGTACAAAAGTTGATTGAATATAATGCTCTTCATGTTTCATATTTATCCCCTTTATGATTTTACAGTAGATTTTATATATTCTTTTTTTAAGTTATTTATTACTTCTTCATCTTTTAGCTTCTCAGATAATTCATATGCACTCATTAACTCAGTCATGAATTCTTTAACTGTAAATTTAAATCCTCGAAGTGAGTTTATTGCTATTTGTATATGGTAATTACATATATCACTAACTTCAGATACATACCCCCAAATATTATTTAATAAATCAATTGTTGATAATCTAGTAGAATTTGCCTTAGACAAAATAAAATCTCTTTTATTCTCATCAATAATATTTATATTCATTTTCAAAACTGGACAATATTCATCAAACAATAAATCTTGCAATGATTGTCTAGTTACCTTGTCGAAGTCATCATGTTTAACATGGTTACTTTCGTTGATATAATGCTTTTTCTTTACATTCATGTAATTTAATTCTTTTCTCAAATGAGAAGGTTTAGGGGTATATTCATTTTCAGACTCATAATTATATAAAGCTTTTTCAACATCATCATTATCATAATATTTAAGGTGTGAAAAAAACATATCAATCAATTGAGTTTTTTGATCTTTTGTGAATTTATCATAGCACTTATTATGGGCTACATTTATTTTTTGAAGCAATAGCTTTACTTGTTCTCTTTCCATTTTATTTTATCCTTAAATACAATCATCAAAACTATTGTTGTCAATTCCTAATGCTAAAAATATTTCATTCGGCAAAGGTATACTTGGGTATTTCTTATATCTTAATATTTCCTTTATTGCTAAATTAAACTTATCAAATGATATATGTTTGAATGTTTCATAATAAAACTCTGCAACATCAGAGCTAAATTTTTTATCAAGTATTTCTAATGCTAAAGACCAACTTTTAAAAAATTGCTCTTTGCTCATATTATTTTCAACTGCTACATCATTTGACATAATCTAAACCTTTTATTGAATTATCTGCTTTATTAAAAAAAGCATTTATATCTTTGCCATTTTCAAATTGGTAATTAGATATTAAGCCACTTTCAAGAGCTTGTTGTATATGATTTATATCTTGATTAAGATATTGATCAAACTTTCTGCCAAAGATCGTGCTTGGCTGTATATACTTGCTCATCTTAATATCATTAACCCATTCAGCAAATTTAATGTCAATTACATACTTGAAGTCTTCAAATGTATATTCATTCTCATTAAGTCTTGATTGTATAATTTTGATGTTACTATCTATAGCTTTTATATTTTTACCAGTCTTAGAATTAAAATATGATATAACTCTCTCGCATAATTCTTTTTGTTTACTTTTATTATTACTTGTTCTATTAATTGTTTTATTAATTGTTTTATTCTCTTTAGTCTCTAAACAATTTGTTAAGGGGGTATTAACATTTTGTTTACCCCTAAATAACATTTTGTTATCGGTTGATAACATTTTGTTAATAGTTATTATTCTGCTATGATTTCTAGTTCCATCAACTATTTTAGTAGTAATATACCCTTTTTTTTCTAGTGATGAGATAAGCCTTGAAATAGCTTCTTTTTTTACCCCTAAAGTATCAGCAAAATGGCTATTTGATGCTATACATCCTTTGTCTAACATTGATAAGTTATTTATTTCCAAGAATAATACTTTTTCACTCAATGTAGTTTCTTTATTTCTAAAGACAGACCATTGAATAAAAATACCCCTTTCCTCTAATTTACTTTCTATCATTATTTTATATTCCAATTGAAGTGGGGAGGTTGAGCAAGTAAATATTAAAAAATATTACTTCTCCCCAAACTGACATGAAAGCAAAGGCTCAACTCAATGCTATCAACAAATGATAAGTATATTATAACATATTTTTGCTCTTATTGTTTAATTCATACTGCTTAATCATCATCAACAAAGCTTCTTGCATATTCATATTTTCTTTTGCTGCAATTAGTTTAAGCTGATATCTTATTCTTTTAGTCATTCTTACATGACAACTTTCTGTATTAGTAGTTTTGTTTTCCATTTCTTAACTCTCTAGTTTATTTTTAATTTGATTAAAATTATACTTTGCATTTGCTGTCAACTGCCTTTGCCAAACTCCCTCTTTGGCATACCATTTATAACTATTTGATTTTAAAGTTTGTCTAATCTCATCGCTAGGTTTATCATCGAAGTGTAATTGAATACGCATCGCATTGGAGTTTTCAACCATTCTAAAGCCCCTAAATTCTTTTTCTATAGTAATAGCTGATTTAGCTTTGTTTATGCTGTCAATACGCTGTTTAGTGGCTTTAATCTTAGTGTTAATGCTTGTAAGCATGAAACTTTGTATACCTCCATCAATTAAAGCATCTTTAATTATATTAGTATGCACATT